AACCTGCGGTAGCGGCCGTGCGGGCAGATGTCGTCCAGGCTCAGGCGATCCTCGAACGCGGTCATGTACGGGGCGAGGAAATTGTCGATCAGGGCCGCCTCGCGGCTTGCCTTGTTCGTGTAGCTCAGGCTTGTGCCCTCGGCCGCAGCGGCTGCGATCTCGGGATTCGAGGCCGCGCCCATATGCCGCAGCAGTTCCAGGGTGATCGCCTTGCGGCCGTCGATCATGAGCTGCTCGGCGGCCTGCCCGAGGGCCTTTACCGTGACGCCCTTGGACGAGTACCCGACACCGTGCACCTCGCGGGCCTTGATCCAGCGGGCGAGCAGCGCGTCGGTTTCCTCTTTGCTCAGATCCTCGCCGTCGTTGTGGATGTCCAGCGACGGGACCGGGTTTGACTCGGCCTTGGCTGCTGCCCGGTTCAGGCGGATCGCCCGACGGATAGTGTCGGCCCCGCGGTTCAGCAGGCCCTCGTGCGGGCCGTCGATCCTGATCGAGTTGCGCGGCTCGACATCGGCGCCGAACGCCTTGACCATTTGCCCGGCGTCATTGACCTCGGCCTGATCCTCGGGCACCAGCCTGAACCGGGCGGGGAAATTGTCGGCACCGCGCTTGGTGACCTCCCAGAACGCCCGGCCATGAAAGAACATGTTGTCGAGCGTCCAGATCACAGTCTGCGACCGGGTGCGGCCGTCCTCGGGCTGCACGAGGGACGAGGGCTGCACGGCGGCGAGCTTGCCGTCGGGCATGTACTCCACGATCGGGCAGCGCGAGATCCGGCCCGTGAGCACGTCGCGGCCCGCAGCGACCGTGGCGACCTGAATCGCGGCGTTCCGGCCGACGGTGCCCGAGACACCGACGCCGTACATCGCCTCGAACGTTACCTGTTCCAGGTGCCCGCCGTCGGACCACGGGGACAGCAGAACGTTCTGCGCCGCAGCGAGGCCCCGGGGGGTGAATACGTTGGCGATGCGTTCAAGTAGTTTCACGGTTGTAACTCTGCGGGCCGCATATAACGCCCGAAAGCGCCCGGGCATGAAAGAACCCCGCCTGACTGCCGGGGGGGACTGTCAGACGGGGTTCTCGCTAGCTGCTCGGCTATGTACTCACGTACGGAGAAATCTTAGCAGCTTCGGCCTGCACGTGTTGCTGCAGCTCCCGCTGCTTCGCCATTCCGTAGGCGAGGGTCGCCTGCTTTTCCCCATCGTGCGCCGCCCTCTCGTGCGCCGCGGCCTCGGCCCAGGCGGGCACCCGGCCGATCCGCAGCGCCCGGTATGACGGGCACTTGTCACAAACGATCACCACTGATTCCGATGTGAAATCCAGTTTGATAGCCATATTTTCGAGCAGCTCCCCAGCTAGTTACTTGTGTTGAAATCGGCCTACCAATCAAGCTGCGGCTTGCCGACGGTTTCCTCTCGATGGTCATACGCCCACAGGCCGACGGCCGAGGCGATGATCGAGGGGATCGGTGCGGTGCTGTGCTCCCGTGAGAACGTCACACCGCCCGACATCTTGCGTAGCACTGCGTTGGCGACCGCGGCGGCGAGGCTGCGGCTGCCGTCCCAGCGCAGGATCTTGTCGTCGCGTGCCCAGGTCAGCCACGCATCGCAGGCCGTGCCGTGATCCCGGGCGCCCACCTTGTAGACCTCTACCGGGGGGGTGTCTTTGCTCACGGGGTTCTGCAGCTCGTCGGTGACTCTGCGGGTCGCGCCGCCGTCGTCGGCGCCGATCACCGCGGGTTTCCACTCGCGGGCGATCATCCGAACGAACGGGACTACCCAGGCGGTGCCCGGGGCCGCGTGCACGACGGCGGTGCAGGGCATCCCCGCCTCGTCGCGCCAACTCGCCATAACGGCCGCGCAGCTGTTGTTCCAGCCGATCTCGTAGCTGATCGCCACGGCCGAGCGCAGCGGGGCGTCCTCGGTGGTGAGCGTTGCGAGGGCCTTGAAATCCTCGGTGCCGATGATCGGATCTTCGGCCTCGGTGCGGCGGTTCATAAAAGCACGCATCCACTCGCCCGGGTTATCGAGGTAGTTGTGCGCCTCGATCGCGAGCGACTCGGCGCTGATCGTAATCCCGAACGCGGGATGAAAGATCGCCCACGTTTCGGGGTCGTAGGGGTCCATCCCCTCGGGCATCGACCACTCGAAATAGGCCATGCCCGGCGAGCCTGCCCGGCCCCGGTCAATGAGTTTGTTCATAAACACCGACTGCGCGGTGCCCATCGTCGAGATCAGCCAGATCTGCCGGTTGCGGATCGTGATCTGCGCGGGGCCGATCGCGCCCATCAGCTCGTTGCCGCGCAGCTCGTCGTGTTTCCAAATCTCGTCGAGGGTCACGAGCACGGGCGTTTCGCCGTGCAGGGCAGCCGGGCCGGGCGCGAAAATGTTCAGGCTTGACCTGTTCGGCAGGGTCATGGACTCGCTGCCCGCCGCGTAGCGCAGCCTGAACAGTTCCTCGATCGGGGATTCCTGCACGAGCGAGACGAGATCCGCGAACCGTGCCCGGGCATCCTTGCCGGTCTGCGCGGTGTAGAACGCTTTCTGCCCGGGGCAGTGCATCAGCCGGTTGATCTGCACCGGGCCGACGAGGGTAGTCTTGCCCGACTGCCGGGGCACCGTGACGAGCACGACGGGATACTTGTAACTGCCGTCGGGCAGGATCTCGGTTGCGATGTCGGCGACGTGCCGCTGCCAGGGCATCAGCGGTTTGCCGAGGGCCGCCGCAACGTGCGCGATGTCGGCGCCCTCACTCGGCAGGCTGTGATCCCGCTCGGGACTGTAGGCGGGCCGGGGCATCGCCGGGGCGATCACGCTCACGCGGCGCCCTGCCTGCTCGGGAACGTTTCGAGGAACGCCTCGAACTTGCCACGGCTCGCGGCCTCGGGCTGCGGTAGCGCGGCCATTGTGTCGCGGTAGGAATCCATCAGGCCCGTGATCGCCGTGATCCGCACGCGGGGATCGCCGAGGGCTTTCTGCAGCATCCGTGCCTGATCGAGGGCGAGCTGACAGATAGCCAGGTGCCGGGGTTCGAGCAGCTGCTGCTTGTTCAGATCCTCGATCGAGAGCTGAGTCGCCCGCACGATGTCGGTATCCTGCCCCTCGCCGAGAGGCTGCACTTCGAGGCCCGGCAGCTCGGCCTGAATCTCTAGCATCTCGGCCGCCTCTCGGGTCGGTTCGGGCAAATCCGGTTTTTTTTCTGAGCGGTTCGGGGGAAATGGAAGGGTATGCGCGGGGTGTCCAGCATTACCCGATCCTAAAAAACTGCTGTTGATCCTCGACGATCGCGGCCGGACCTTCGAGAATGCGGGTGCCCTTGGAGCTGTTGCACGGCCCGTGCGCGGGCCGCAGGTTGTCGAGGTCGAACATCAGCTCGGGATGCAGCGCCTTTGGCAGTACGTGATCCGCTGTGTTGGCACCGGGCAGGTGACAGATCCAGCAGGTTGTACCGTAGGTCTGCAGCGTGAGTGCTGTGAACTCTTGCGCCTTACGCCCGCCCCAGGTGGGCACCCGCTCACTCATGACACGAGGCCGCAGATAGCACACTGCCCGCTGATCATCGGCACGGGTTCCTCGCAGTAGCAGTGTGTGTGCGGGGTCTTGCCCTGCAGGGTGAGATCCCCGCTGATCGGCATCGGCCAGCCCATCGCCTCGTAGCTCACGGCCTCACGCACCCGCTCGTCGGTAGCAGGCAGGGTGTGCCGCTCCCAATCCTCGTACGTCTTACCCCAAGCGCTTTGTGCCACGCTGTGCCCCCCATTGCTTATTCACGGCCTCTTGCCATGCCATATGTTGATGTTTCGGGCAGGGTGCCATGATTTGACATCCTGCGGCTGAGCAGCCCTCGAACTCGAACCCTTGGATCTTAACAGGCTTGTTCGGTGCGTCGGTGAATATGTCCATCGTTTCGGATATGTCGGGCGATCGGTTGAACCGTTGGATCACGAGCTGCTGCGCGTGGTATGCGATCGCGGTATTGCGCTGGTTGTTCGCCTCGGCCTCGGCGATGATGATCTCGTTCTCGTCGAACAGTGCCTGCAGGTGTTCCTGCTCGATGATCATCGGTGATCCCTGCACTTGATGTAGTCCTGCCCGGGATACTGCCGCTTGCCGACGACTTCGCAGCCCTCGGTGTGCTTCCAGCAGTTGATCATCGGGTTATCACGGCCCGAGGATCTGCAGGGGATGCAATAGCGGCCCCGCAGCGGCTCGACTTTTCCACAGGCGAAACAACGTTCGCCGCTCTCTGGTGAGGTACTTATGAAACTGGATTCATCAGAGTTAGAGGGGTGGTTTAGTGATGGTTTGGGTGACGTGGGCGTCACCGGGGGGGTGACGTGGGCGTCACTGGGGGGGGTGACGTGGGCGTCACCCGGTGACGTGGGCGTCACCCGGTTAGCGCTCGTCCGGTGTGCGGTGGTCCGATCACAATCGGGCGGGCACTTGACGAGGATCTCGTAACGATTCGGCCGGGTGTAGTCGCTCATGTTGCGGGTTCCGCCGCCTTGGATCTCCCGGGCGACCTCGCCGAGGTCGATAAGCTTCTGCAGCGACCGCTTGACCGATCGCGGGTCTACGTTGGCATAGCGTGCCAGGGTCGATACAGCAGGCCATGCACCGCCGTCGCCGTCGTGGTTGGCGATACCGACGAGGACGAGCTTGTCGGTGCCCGAGGCCGCCGAGTGATGCAGGACGATCGCTAGGCTCTCTACGCTCACTGCTGCCCCCTCCTGCGCCCGATCCGCGCTTCCCAGGCAGCGAGGGCCGCCCAGGCTGCCGCGAGGCGTTCAGCGGCGCTCACGGGCCGACCTCGCCGTGCACCGGGCACTCGCCATGCTCTACGGTTCGGCCGCAGACGGTGTTCTCGGGCATGATCCACTCGCCGCAGCGGGCATAGTTGCCTGTTACCTCGGCCGCGCCCTCGGCGTCGGTCCAGCTGCGGTGCGCAGTTGCGCCTCGTGAGCCGGTGATCTTCGCCATGACGTATGCGTCGTGATCGGCCTTGATCTGCTCGTTGCGGGTGCGGATCTCGCGGCCGGTCATGTACGGGTTACTATCGATCCCGCCCTCGTTGTAGGCGGTTTCCCAGCCCTCAGTCCAGGCATCGGCGAGCAGCAGCCGCAGCATTTTCTCGCGATCGGGGCCGCAGGGCAGCGCCTCGATCATTTCGAGCTGCTGCCGGTACGGGTCGCCCGGGCGGTGGTTGGTGGTGTTGTCGTTGTCGGTCATTAGAGGCCCCCTGTGAATAGCACGTCGGCCGCGAGCAGCTCGCCGGGCGTGCAGTTGAAATGGTTTGACATCGCCGCGAGTTCGGCGATGGTGAAACGATTCCGGCCGAGCAGCCGGTTGGAGACGTGCTGTTGCGAGATCCCGAGGATCTCCGCTAGCTGCCCCTGCGTCATGTTGCGTTCCCGCATCGCCTCGGCGACCCGTTCGGTCAACACCTTTTCTGTGTAGATCATGAGCTAAAGCTAACACACTTTTTATGTGACTCGTGACCATTTGAACGGCCCTCTTAACTGTTTGTAGGATCTCGACAAACGGGCGCGGTGCCCGCTCGTCGAGATCCTTGATTTCTAGGGGTTTTGCTATGGCAAAATGCCGGCCTGCGCCCGTAGGTTTCCTACAGTCGATCGTGTCGGGTCGGTGCGCCCTCCACTTTGCGCACCGGCCACGGGGGCAGCTTGTCGGCGGGATGCCCGAGCTGCACGAGCAGCACGCGCAGCGCTGCCGCGTATTCCTCGATCGCCCGCCTGAATACTGCCTCACGCTCTGCCCGGCCCTCGGCCTCGATCAGCCGCTTGATCAGCGACTGGTTGTTCACCTTTTCCTCGTCGGCCCGGCCCGAGCGCCACGCCCGCAGCCCGTCGATGATCTTCGGCAGCGCCACGCCGAGGCCGCCGACACCGAGGATCGCCGTGATTAGTTCCGGTGTCACGTTCATTTCGTCGGGTCCAGATAGGCCCAGTCGATGCGGCGGTAACGCTTGAAGATGTCGGCGATCGCGGTGATCACTAGGGCGACGATCAGCCATACGGCCGAGGATTTGCCGAGTGAGGCGTAATAGAGCGATGCGGGCAGCAGCATTACCCAGCCGGTGCCCACGATCAGCAGGGCGACCCGTTCGGCCCACCAGTGCCCGGTCAGCACTGCCAGGGCGCCGACGGCACCGCCGAGGCCCAGGACGCTACCGACGGCCACGGACATCACGGGGCCGATCGTGCCCGTGAGCAGGGTTGGCACACCGCCTGCTGCGGCGAGCAGGCCCGCGCAGCCCGCCATGATGTAGGCGAGGAACTGCGCGGCGTTGATCGCCCTCGGTTCCCGTATCCAGCGCACCCGGGCAGCGATGTCATGCCGCATGATCGCCGCGCTTGCGCCGCAGCAGGGACAGCCAGCCGGTGCCCTCTGTTTTGAGCCACGCGCCGAGGCCGCCGATCAGCAGTGTGATCGCCGCGGCGACGAGTGGTGGCATGTTCCCTGCCGGGTCGAGCAGGTAGAGCACGAGGATCGCGGCGGCGCCTGCGTACCCGCCTGCCTGCACCTTTTCCGTCGGTGTGAGGTTACCCATTTGAGAGCCTTTCTAGGATGTCGAGCAGCAGCGAACCGGCGAGGAAAGCCTGCGCCGCGAGCCATACGCTCGCGGCAGCAGACGTCCAGGCGGTCACCGTGAGCAGTGAGCAGCACAGCGCTACGGCAGGTTCAGGACTTGCCCCGGCTGGATCACGTCGGGGTTGGTGACCTGCGGGTTGGCGGCGATCAGTGCGTGCACGTCCACGCCGAACTGCAGCGCGATCAGGCCCATCGTGTCGCCTGCCTCGACGATGCACTGCCGGGTCGAGCCGGTGCCGAGGCGGGCAGCCGCTCCGGTGTCGATGATGTGTTCCTCGCGCAGCCGCAGCCAGCCCAGCAGCGGGCCGGTGCCCGTCTGGTTGTACCCGAGCCATGCCTCGTGTGCAGGCTTGGCTGAGTACCACGCGCCGTCCACGAACTGGTGCGGTGCCGCGAACCCGTCCTGCTGCAGGACTTTCGCGCCGCTGACCGAGGTTTCCAGTGCCGCGCATACGTGCCCCCACGGGTTGGACTGATCGCCCGCGTACACGAGGAAATCGCCGCGCTGCGGCAGCTGCCCCGGGTCGTTCGGGTTGTTGTCAATGCGGATCCAAAACTTGTCGGGCACCACGTCGAGCAGCTGGTTGGCGCCCTGCACGCCACCGACGGACTGCTGCCAGGGAATGCCGGTGAGTACCTGCGCGAAATGGTCGATCACGTCGGGGCACTGCAGGCCGAACCGGCCGTCGGGGTTCATCTTCACGCCCGGTGCGGTGATTAGGAATTCTTCGATTTCTGGGTGTGTCATGGTGTTGCCTCTCTTGTGTGGTTACGCGGCCTTGTAGAACGCGAGGTGTTCAAATTCCAGGTTGACCGAGGCGGCGCCTCGCCAGCCGAGGATCACGTCGAACGCGTCGATTGTCGGCCCGACGGTCGAGCGCCACGACGTGAGCAGGACCTCGCCCGAGGTCGGCATCCCCGGGTTTTGGGCGAGCCATTCGGACTGTGCCGAGTAGAGCGCCTGCGCGGTGTAGGTCACGGCCGCCCCGGTCTTGTGCCGCAGCAGGAACTGCGGGGCGCAGTCGGTCGTCGTGCCGATGTCCAGCGGGACGAGGTTTGACCACTTCACGCGCACCGATGCCTGCACGATGTCGCCGACGGCGAACCGCCCGGCCGAGAGCAGCTCGGTGGTGGTGACGCCTCGGGTTGCCGAGGCCGACGTGTTGCCGGTGACGGCGACCTTGCACTTGTTCCCGTGCCCCTCGGCCGCCGTCTCGTAGGTCACGGTCGAGCCGCTAAGCGCGGTCCAGCCTGCGCCGCTGGTGAGGAACTGCGGGTTAGCGAGGACCGAGAGCGGATCGACGCTGCTCGTGTTCCGCGGCGGGCGGGGAACCAGGTGGTTGCGCAGCGCGTCGGCCGTGGCCTTGCCCAGCCGGGCCGCGCCGCCGATCGAGTAGTGCGTGCCGTCGATCGACATCCCGGGCATCATGGCACCGGTTGCCGGGTCGGCGAGGGGTGTCCAGATGTCCACGGGGATCACGCCTCGGCGGGTGAACGCGAGATCGGCGATGTAGGCATTGACCTTGGCGACGACTTCACGCTTGGCTGCGGTGGTGAACGAGTCACGCGGCGGGATCAGGTGGACTACCACGCGGCGGCCCGCGTTGATCGACTTGTCGAGCATCGCGTTGAGATCCGCGGTGATCTGCTCGACCGTGCGCCCGGCCGTGACATCGTTGGTCGGCGATCCGATGCCTACCCAGTCGGATTCGTGGGTGAGCACGTCGGCGTCGAACCGGGCGAGCATCTGATCGTAGCGGTTCCCGCCGACACCGGCGTTATAAACCAGGGTCGCGGCGCCGTTGACGAAAGCTCGGAACCAGTGAAACCAGCCGCGGGCACGTAGCGTGCTGCCGCCCGAGGCGTCCAGGGTCGCGGCGCCCATCCCGTTCTGTTCTTCCAGGGATGAGCCGATGATCACAAACGTGTTGGCGCGTGCGGTGATCGTCTTGCGCAGCTGCGCGGCCGTGGCGCTGCCGGGTGCCGCCATAAACGCGGCGATCGCTGCGTCGTCCTCGGCGGCGCCCGTGGCGTTCAGGCCGTCGGCGCCTTTGAGGTTCGCTTTACTGATCCAGGGCATTATTCAGCGCTCCATTCGGTGAGTTCGCCGGTTTCGGGGTCATACCACCAAGTACCGGGTTCGGGGTTGAGGGGTGGTTCGGTTCCTACCCACACGGCGGCGGGGTTGCTCGGGACGGCGAGCAGGTCGGCGAGGGCGCCGCCCTCCTCGGGCACGGTGAGGCGCCACGGGAGCTGCTCGCGCTTGACGTTGCGGGTGCCGTCCTCGCGGTACTGCACGGTCACGGTGTAGAAGATCCCGCCCGGGGCGATCGCGTCGGTTGAGACGAGATCGACCTCGAAAAACCCATTACCGGCCGGGACTACCTCGACCGGGGCCGAGGCTGCGAGCACGTTCAGATCAGAGACACCGGCCGAGGATGCACGGAACTGCAGCACGGGCATATTGTCGGCCAGCGGGATCAGGCCGAAATCTGAGAGCAGGCCATTAACGAGCGGCATGGTTGTTCCTTTCGAGTTTGGCGACTTTGAGCCGCAGATCATCGATCAGCAGCTGCTGCTCGTGGTTCGGTTTGGGCACGGCCGCGGCGAGGGCGGCGACGGCGGCCTCGACCTCGGCGAGCCGGGCCGCGAGCTTGGCGGCGTTGCCCTCGGGGCCTGCCGCTGCGGTGAGCAGCTGCAGGATCTGTTTCGCCTGATCCTCGACGGCGGCGATACGGGCGTCCTGTGAGGTCGGATCGGGCAGCGCCCGCACGACGGCCTCGGCGGCGAGCCGGGCGACGGTTTCAAGCTGTGAGGGTTCGGGCGTGACGGGTGCCTCGGCCGGGGTTTCGCTCATAGTGTCCTGCCTAGTGTGAGGTCGGTGATCCATTTTTTGCCGGTCCAGGTCGCCTGCCCTGCCATGACAAACGAGCGGATCAGGCCCGGGGCGAGATCCGCGTCGGGCACGGCGACCGCGGCGGCGCCTCGGGTATCGACGGCGAGCAGGTTCAGCAGCGGATCGGTGCCCAGTACCCGCGAGTCGGGCAGCTGCAGGCCCGTCGGCCGCCACTTGTTATCCACGTCCAGCCAGTAGTCCACGAGGGTCGCGGCGATCTCGGCCCAGGCCGCCGAGTTGTACGCGGTGAGCGAGGTTTCGATCTTGGCCTGACGGATTCCGTAGGCGTCCTGTAGCGCTGAGTTGTCGTAGCTGACCGGGGCCTGATCCATCGGGAAATCCCATTCGGTCGAGTCCTTGTCGGGGTCAGGCTCGAACCCGTTGTAGGACGTGAGCAGGACATCGGTGATCATGTCCTCGGGCGTTTTCTCCCACTCGACACCCGTGCGCACCGCGGCGTTAGGCAGCGTGGCGAGGCCCGAGGCCCCGGCCGGGCGGATCGAGTTGAACGTGTGCCAGACGCCCAGGGCGCCCGGTTCGATCGGATCTTCGATGTACGCCTCGGGCATCGTCTTGCCACGGTCAGGGCTGAACGTGAGCCGCTTGAACAGGCCCGCCCCGGGGGTGTAGTAGCTCGTGTCGTGGTAGCGGTACATGTAGGACCGGCAGAACCGTTCCGCGAGGGTGAGCCATTCCTTGGATTGGTACTGCTGTTTGGTCTGGTTTACCCAGTTGTACCCGGTGCTGCCGGTCAGCTCCCATCCCCGGGGCATCCTCACGGCGAGGCTGTTGAACCGGGTTGCCGACGGTGTGTTGTTGTCAAACACCACGGGCGACACCTTGTGTTTGATCAGCTCGGCCAGCGGTGAGGTAGCGGTGAACTGCACCCGCAGCGCATCCCGTACCGACTCGTCGGCCGCGGCCCGCAGCGGGGCGAGGTTCCCGGCGAACAGGCAGCGGGCCGACACCGGATCGACGAGGCCCACCGGGGCGCCCACTTCCAGCCATGAGGGCATGGCGCCGCGGATCAGGAACTGCCCGGCGAGGGTCGAGGGCGGGTCCATATCGAGGCGCGAGTCGTTGCCCCAGCCGATCCGCAGCCCAGCCAGGGCCGGGCGCGGATCGGCTTTCTCGGTCTGCATCAGCTGCCCGCCGATGTAGAGATCAGGCTGACCGAGGCTCATATCGTTGCCAGCTTCGGGCTGCCGTGCGCGGTGAGCGCCTTGTTGATCGTGCGGACCAGCTGCTTGCCGAGCTGCACGCCGTCGGTGGTCGCGTCGGCCTTGACGGTGATGTTGATCTGCGGGGCAGACGATACCTGCAGGCTGCCGCTGCTGAACGATCCCAGGGTCGCCGACGTGCTCGCGAGTGAGGCTGTGCCGGTGAGTGAGGACGTGCCGACGAGGCTCTGCGTGCCCATCAGCTGCGGGGCTGCCATGAGCCCTTGTGTTTGCATCAGCGGCATCGCCCCGCCGTCGGCGTTGCCTACGCTGACCGAGGCCGCGTCGTTCTTGGCGCCGAACAGGGACTGAAACCAGCCGATCGCGTCCTGAACCCAGCCGATCATGTTCGAGATCGAGTCGATGATCCCGCCGAAAATCTGCCCTGCCACGGTGCCCATGATCTGCAGGGCGCCCTCGATCCCGCCGACTGGTTCGAGTACGTCGTCGAGCCACTTGATCACGTCCTCGACCCAATCGACGATGCCCTGCCAGATCACGGCAGCGGCGGCGCCCATCGTGTCCATTGCCTCACGGAACCACCCGACATTTTCGTACGCCCAGATGATCCCGGCCACGAGGCCCGCGACGAGCAGGATAATAACGCCGATCGGGTTCGCCGCCATTGCCGCGTTCCACGCCCACTGCACGGCGGTCGAGACGGCGACGGCCGCCTTGCCCACCAGCAGGGCAGCATTCCACGCGACCATTGCGGCGTTGACGAGCCACACGACGGCGGCGATCGCGGCGATCGCGACGGCCGCGGGGCCGAGGATCGGGGCGAACTGCATCAGCTGATCGAGGACCGGCTGCAGCACCGGCAGCGCACCCGCGGCGACCTCCTGCAGGCTTGCCAGGGCCGAGCGGCTGAACGTTTCCAGCGCCACGCCCGGGCCGGTGCTCACGGTGTCGCCGAGCTTGGTTGCCGAGCCTGCGAGATCGTCGAAAGCATCCCCTGCGGGATCGATCGCGCCGAGGAACTCGGGCACCTTGTTCGCGCCGAGGTCTTCCAGGGGGGTGCCGAATAGGGCGATAGCGGCCTGCGCCTGCGCGGCCGGGTCTTCGATTGACTGCAGGCCCGCGACGGTTTTCGCGAAAGCGTCGGCCGCGCCCGGGCCGCCTGCGGCGATCTTGGTCGCCATTTCCTCGGCGTTCAGGCCGATCGATTTGAACGCCTCGGCGACCGGCTTGTCGCCCGAGGTCGCGAGGATCAGGAACTCTTTCAGGGCATCCCCTGATTTGTCCATCATGATTGCGCCGCCCTTGGACGCCTCAGTGATGATGCCGAAAGCGGTAGTGCCGTCGATGCCGAGGGCCTGAAAATCCTTTGCGTATTCGTCCATCACGGGCAGCAGCTCGGCCCGCATCGCGGCGGGCATCTTCTGCATCGAGCCGACGAGCAGGTCGAATGCCTCGTCGCCGTCCTTTGCCAGCCCTGTTTTCATCAGGATGCCAGCGGTGTTGACAGATTCGGCTACGTCTGTATCGAACGTCGCAGCCATGTCGAGGGCTTTCTTTGACAGCCGCTCGACATCGGCGCCGCCGTTGGTGCTCATGGTGGTGAGCGACGAGGCGACGGCGGAGATCGCCCCGTTTACCTGTTCGAGGCTTTCGCCGTAGGCGTTGGTATAGAGCTTGCCCGAGAGCTTGCCCGCGGCCTCGGCGTCGGCCGCGCCGAGGTTCAGCTGCCCGGCGAGCTTGCGGTTGGCGCTGTCGGCGTCCACGGCATCAAACAGGCCCTTGGTGAGGGCAGCACCGGCCGCGAGGCCCGCGAGGTCGGTCTTGTCTTTGAGCTTAGAAACGTTCTGGGAGAACTTATCTGCCGCGGACTCGGCCTGCTTGAATGACTTCTGCGCTCCGGCTGCATCGCCGATGATCCGTACGGCGAGGATCGCTGTGCTACCGGCCATGCTTGCCCCTGCTCTCTGCTTGCTTTTCGAGGATGTCTACTGCGGTCAGGATGTTCTCGCTGCTCTCGCCCTCCCACACGGCGGGCGGGATGCTGGTTGCGAGGGCGAGGGCGACGATCAGCTCGGCTACTGAACCTGCAGGGTGCCTAAACCCAGGCCGAGCACGCCCTCGGCGTCCTCGTCGGTGTCGGGTTCGTCGGCGGCGACTACCTGCAGGGCCGCGTGCTCGGACTGGGAGAATTCTTCCCAGGTCTGTTCGATCTGCCCGGTGCGCTTGGCAGCGGACCAGGCCCGGAAGGACTGCAGTTTCAGGGTGTTGTCCTGCAGGCCGCCGAGCCGCGGGTTGGCTTTGAGCATCTTCTCGAATGCGAACGTGTCGAACAGGTTCGGGGTGACGGTTATCTCGGTGCCGTCGTGCTGGGTGATGGTCAGGCGGGGGATAGGCATGATCGCTAAATTCCTTTTACTCGCTGGATTGAATCGTCTAGTGCCCGCTCGTACACGGGCAGCCATTGCCCCTCTGAGTTCCTAGCGCCCTCGGAGATAAACGGCTGCGCCCGTACGACGGATCGGTAACGCGGGGTCGAGCTGCGGTTCGGCCAGAACAGGCGGCCCCAGTGCACGGCCGGGCCGTACGGGACGGCCTTGGTGCCTGCCCGCACGATGCCTGCTGACTTGGTGCCAGCTGCTCGGATCGTGCGGGACAGGCGGCCGGTGATGCGGGGGGCGAGATCCGCCGAGGCGTTGGCGGCGATCGTGGCGGCCTGCTTGTGTGAATCCTGCAGGTCGCCCAGGTCGTCGCCCGCCTCTTTCAGGGACTTGCGTAACTGCCTGCCCCCTTGGATCTCGACGGCCATTTAGGGGACGATTTCGAGGTCGTAGTCGCCGACGATCGGGAACGTGAAATCGGACGTGTTGCGGGTCTTGACATCGCCGCCGATCTTTATCCTGCGGATCTTCACGGTGCCCGATACCTGCAGGGCGCCGTCGTTGTTCGGGGTGAACGTGAACGGCAGCTGCTCGCCCTTGTGGGTGTGCGCCCACAGCAGCAGCGACTGCGCATCGTAGGACTGCAGCAGCGTGCCGGTGAGTTCGGCGCTGTCGGTTTCATCCCCGGCGATTTCCTCGCCCGAGAGGACCGGGATCGCGTCCTCTTCGTCGGTGCTGGGATCGACCGAGCAGGCCGTGAGCTGCGCCGCGAACTGTTCCTCTGTTCCGGTTTCGCCGATCGAGAGTGTGCCGGGGCCGAGCTTGTCTGATTTGACGGGCATTAGGACGCCTCTACTTTCACTGTCAGGGGGATCTTGAACGCGGGCAGGATACCCGCGCTGGTTTGCACGCCCTCGTCGAGCTTGATCTCGCCGTCGGGGCTTACTGCTGTGAGGGCCTGCGCGAGCATCGTCTGCAGGATCTCGACCGTTTCCGCGTAGCGCAGATCGGGGGCGATAAGGTAGATGCTCAGGTCTACCTCGCCGCCGCCGTCGAGCATGTTCTGCCGGATCTTGTCGGGGGCGACCCATGCACAGGGCGGGTTCAGGGTGTCGGTGTCGGGGCCTGCGGTGAGGCCCGCGCCCTGCAGCGCGTCGGTGACGTGCTGCAGGGCTGCGGTGATCTTCATCCGATCATCGGCGGGGCGTGCCTGCCGATCCTCAGCAGCTGCTCGATCAGCACATCGGTAACGCGTCGGAACGCGGTGTCGGATACTGCCGAGCCGAGGCCGTTGTCGGTGATGCCCGGGCTGTTGGCGTTGCGGTACAGGCCCGCAGCCAGCCGGGCCGCCCCGAGCCGCATATCATCCGGCCAGGGCAGCGGTTCGCCCGCCTCGTCGAGGGGGTCGCTGTGATACCTGCGCACATAGGCGTTGGTCGCAGCGACGATCCCGACGAGCCTGATATCGTTCGCCGGAATGTTCGGCATCCCGAGTTCGAGCTTGACGGCCTCGGCCGTGGTGGGTTCAGCCATGACTACGGGGTCGGATCTACGCCGACGGTGCGCAGGATGATCGCCCGCGGATCGTTGACCACGAGGCCGCCGTATGAGAAGAACCCGAGGTCGATTCCGCCCTTGGCGATGTCCTGCGCCTGCAGCTTGATCGGGGTTTTCTCGTGCACGTCGGCGGCCCGCTTGTCAAACGCGACGAGGGTGCCCTCGTCGAGCTGCCCGTCGGCCTCGATCCGCAGATCCGCGACGGTCGCCTCGGCCTTGGCGAGCGAGATCCCGGTTGCGTTGGCGAGCCAGAACGGAACGTCGGCGGTTTTCAGGTTCCCGTATACCTCGAACAGATCCTCGGCGAGGAAGATCTGCGAGACGGTCGCGCCGATCTGCCGCAGGTCGGTCGCGGCCGAGGCGATCGCCGAGAGCACGTCGGGGCTGTAGCCCTTGTCGGTCGCGGCGAGCAGCATCTTGGTGGCGATGTCGGTATTCGAGTCGATGTCGTACTCGGCCGCCGCTGCGGTCCAGAACGAGGTCAGGAAACCCGGGTCGCCCAGGTCAAAGAAGATCCGGTCAATGTCCCAGCCGCCCGCCCAGCGCTCGGCCGAGCCGGTGACGGGCTTTGTCTTGGGCTTGTTCGAGGGAACCTCGGTCTTGTTGCCCGAGTACTTCTGAACCTTGGGGCGAACGTCCCAGGCCCAGCCCTTGAGTTCCATCGTGGTCAGCTGCTTCGGCGTGCCGAGGGCCTCGACCCAGGGGCGGCCGGTGTTGGCGGCCTGCCACACTTCGCCCATCCAGCCCTCACGCGGCCCCCAGCCCTCGCCGACATCATCGGTCAGCAGGACATCCTGAATCGCGAGCTGGATCTGCATCGGGTCCTGCGTGGCGACGGCGGCCGAGATCTTGCGGGCGACCGTGTGCAGCGACATCGGGCGGGCCTTGACCTGCACCTGCGGGGCCTGCGGGAACCCGTCGGCCTGCAGCTGCGGGGCGACCGGGGCCTGCGCCTCGGGTGCAGACGGGACGAGCGGGGCCTGCTGCTGACCGGCGAGGGCCTGCTGCCCGATCGGGGTTTCGGGGGCAGCCGGTGCGGCCGGTGCTGCAGACAGCGTGGCGATCTGCGCATCGGTCATTCCCGCAGCTTTCATGGCTGCGATCTGTGCGGCGGTAAATTTCACGGGGTGCTCTTTCTCTCGGGCTGCAGACAGTGCCACAGATTCAACTTGCGCATCTTGGAAATCGGGGACCGCGCAGAGTGAAACCTCGAACAGTTCCGCCTCGTGCACGATCAGGTTGTACTCGTCGTCGAACTCGTATTTCTTGGCGATAAACCCGACGCTGAAACCGTCGCGCAGGCCCGCCTCTGCTTCCCGCAGGGCCTTGTCGCCGTCCTCGCCCTCGGCGACGAGGAACGTCGCGTCGGTGTGCTCGGTGCCGGGGGTGTAGCTCGTCATGTACCCGAGGGGCTGCGCGAGGTCGTGATCGCGCAGCAGCTTTACACGCTTGATCGGGCTGCGGGGGGTCAGGCAGCCGGGCATCAGTTTGATGCCCTGACTGCTGCTGTGCTTGTTGAAAACGGTAATCTTGCCGGTGATCTCCCGGGTGCCCGTGTTGACCGAGGCCGCGGCGGCGATCGTCAGTTTGATTTCCTGCTGCTGCGCAGGCCCGGCCGTGAGGCCGATCCTGATCGGGGGCAGGTGGTCCAGGGGGGTTTTCACTTCTTGCCCTCGGCTTTCTTGATGTCGTCGGTGGTGATCAGTTCCAGCTCCTTGCCTGCCTTGTAGTTGGCGTAGCGGGTGGCGGTGTCCTCGCGGGTGAGCACGTCGGTATCGAACCTGCGGTAGCGGCCGTGCGGGCAGATGTCGTCCAGGCTCAGGCGATCCTCGAACGCGGTCATGTACGGGGCGAGGAAATTGTCGATCAGGGCCGCCTCGCGGCTTGCCTTGTTCGTGTAGCTCA